CCGTTGTACAGGGCTTCGATGCGGCCCACGCCCACGTTGATGCCGGCCGACAGCAGCAGGCCGAGGAACTGATCGTTGCCCTCGTACCAGGTGTACGGCTTGCTCAACAGGTCCGGGGTGATCTGCGCCCGGCCGAACAGCAACGGGTACGGCTCGTATAGCCGCAGCTGGTTGCGCGCGCCGCTGATCGAATGCACCGGGTCTTGCTGCCGGTTGTCCGCACGCGGCGGCTTCGGTGCCAGCACCTTGTTGACCAGCATGGCGCCGGCCATATAGACAGCCGCTGCCGCCGCGTAGCCGGCAACACCCGTCAGGCCCATGAACGCACCGCCAGCCATACCGCCGGCGCCGAACGTGAAATAGGTCAGGGCCAGCACGGCGACGAGAGCAAGCGCAGAACGGCCGACGCCGCCGCGGACCTCGATCACCTGCCCCTGCTTCGGGTAGACGTGGTGCCACAGGTGCCGCTCGACGGCACGGCCGCCGATGCACACCTCCCACCGCTGCCCGTCCAACTCCGGCACGTTGCGCTGCAGGATGGCGTACAGGCTCTCGCCGGCGCGCGCCTCCCACACAACGTTCCGCTGGCCGTCCAGCATCAGCGGATGCGGGGTCACGATCAGCTGGCCCGGCCCAAGCGGCGGTTGTTGCATCACGCCCATGCGTAGTAGCCCTCTATCCTCAGCCCGAAGTCGGGCAGCTCGCGCAAGCGGTGCAGCACGCTGCAGCCGTTGCGCCCGTTCGTGTGGAGTACCCAGCCCTCGTGGGCCAGGAAAAAGAAAACCCCGGCATGGCCGGGGCGCTTCTGTCCGTGTTCGACCATCAGGACGAGATCCCCGTCCTGTGGCGTGTCCGTTCGTCGTCCATAGGGGCGCGACAGCTCCCCAAGGGCCGCCTGCCCTTCCACGCCCCGCGGTCGACGCCCTGGAAGCTGAACCGTGCGGCCGAACAACGCCCGTTGCACCAGCACCACCAGGTCGGCGCAGTCGAACTCCCGCTCGTCGTACGGGATGGCGACAAATCGCTCCACATCGGCCAGGCGCATCAGAACGCCCCCGGCGCGGTGAACGGGTTGTAGCGCAGCCGCACTGCCTGCTGGCGCATGATCGCGTCGTAGCCGCACTGCGCCGTCGCCGTCCTGGCGTTGACCGACACCTGCGTCAGCGGAAGCAGGAAGGTCCGTTCGATGACGTTGGGGGCAGCTCGGTCGCTCAGCAGCAGCCGGGCCATCACTACGTCGCCGGGCAGCAGCCGCTCCAAGTCCTCCGTGATGCCCCGGCCCACGTTGTCCATGGTCAGCACCGCCCGCGGCGTCTGTCCGCCCACGTCGCTGGGCAGCTTGAACCCGAACGGCACGCCGACGTACTCAATCCCGTTGCTCGTCCAGTTCTGCGTGTCGTTCACCAGCCGCAGGGTCTCGCCGAACGAGGGGGCAGTGATCTCCAGGAACAGCAGCGTCCCGGCCGTGTCGGTAACACGCTGCCGGCGCTCGGTGAAGGTCGTCATCGCAGGTACTCCATCACGACCGCCCGACTGGCGATGAAGAACGCCGGCCCCAGCGGGGAGAGAGTGCCGATGTTGCCACCCTCAAAGCGCGCGGTGATCGTCGCACCCGTCCGTGGGTGCTTGATCTGGAACCAGCCGATGCGCTTGATGGTGTCGAAGTACCACGACTCGAAAGCCTCGATGTCCTCCTTCTTCCGGAAGAACACCGTAGCGTTCACCTTAACCATGACCTGCGTGTTCAACAGGCGCTGCTTGGGTACGCCACGCTCCATTTCGGTGCGCTCCACCGCAGGGTCGAACGACTCCGTGAAGCCATCCGTCAGGATGTGCGCGTAGCTTGGAAAAACAGCCATTACAATCAGACCTCGCTTCCCTATGGAAAGGTTATGGAAGAGTCAGAACTGGATCGAATCGGGAGTTCCGTATCCACCACTGTCCTTGTCGCACTCGCCCTGGCGCTCGCCGCCCGAGATAGCGATGACGCACGCGGCACCCTTAGAGACCTCATTTCGGCCGCCGAAGAGCAGATCGGGGATTCGATCAGGCGCCTTCGACACGTCATCCCGGATGACCAACTGGAGCGCGTTACGCACTCGGCACAGCACAACACAATGGCCGTCGGCAGGATTGCCGACAGCCTCCTGCGCCATATGGGCTCACCACCCGCTCAAGACTAGATCGCGTCGCTAAGCCTGAAACGCGACTTCTGAGCCTGATATGTAGAGCCCGTACCGTTAGCGATATTCGATCCGATGTAGCGGTCAACTTGATCAAGCAGGACGTCGATATCAATGCCGCCGGCCTCGTTGCGCCGGGCAGTCGCTGATGCCCCGCCCGGTGCGCCGTGAACATTGACTGTCACGTCGATCGAGCCACCGCCGGCAGCAGAGACGCCCAAGCGCCCGTCTGGACCGCGACGGAGCGGCATGATCGCCTCCGGCCCCGCCTCTCCGAACACGCCGGCACCCTTGGCGAACGCGAACAGGTGCGGACTGTCGTACACCCCGCCGGAGTAGGCCGACAGGCTCGGCGAGTTGTAGGCGCCGCCCTTGGCGTTGGGGATCAGCTGCCCCATCAGACCCGCGGTGATGCTCTGCGTTCCGCCGCTGACGAGCGCATTCCCCGCCGCGGTGGCGCCGCCGAACAAGCCGGCCATGGCGTTACCGAGGACGCCGGTGATCATCTGCCGTGCAGCGATACGCGCCAGGTCCGCGATGATCGAATCCGCCAACTCCGAGAACGACAGCTTCCCGGTCTTGACGAAGCGCACGATCGCGTCCTCCGCTCCCTGGAAGGCGTTGGCGAACAGATCGCGGGACTGGCTTGCGACGTCCGCCGCTGCCGCCAGATAGTCCTCGAGCGCGGCATTGGCACCGACGCGCCAGTCGCCCATCAGCGCCAGTCGCCGCTGCTGGAACTCCCTCTCAGCGTCCAGCATCCGTTCCCGGCTCTCCCGTAGCGCCTGCTCCTGCCGACGCCACTCTTCCGAGTCGGCGGCCACGCCCCGGTCGCGGATCTGCTTCAAGCCCTCCTCGTACTCGCGCTGGATGTCCAGCTGCCGGCGCAGCATTTCGACGGCATCACCGCCACGCCCGTACATCAGCAGGTCGATGGTGTTGGCACGAAGCCGGTTCTCCTCGGAGACCCGAATCTGCGCCTGTAGCCGCTGGAGCTGCTCCGTGGCGCGCGCCTCCTTCTCCTTGGCGTCCACCAGCTCGCCGGTCGCGTCCAGTTGCTTGAGCAGCTGGTTGATCTCGGCGCGGCGCTCCGGCGCGGCCTTTGCGCCAAGGTCGAGCAGTTCCTGTTCCACCTGGATGCGCAGGCGCTGGCTCGTGGTCAGCTTCGCCTCCGCCTGCAACTGCTCGGTGTTCAGGGCGATCTGCTGCTTGATCCGCTGCGCCAGTGCCACGGTCGGATCGGTCGACTTGCGCCCCTTGGACTCAGCCTCGGCGAACCTCTTGCGGGAGGCCGCGATCTGCTCGTCAATTCTCGCCTGATCCAGCCCCAGCTTCTTGCCGGCCTCCTGGATTCGCTTCTCCTCGGCCTGCTGCTTCTCGCGCTTGCTGAGGTTCTGGCCAACCCACCGATCCCACTCATCCTGAGCCTTCTTCCTCTCCGCACGAGCCGCATCAAGGGCAGCCCCGGCCTCCTTCGACCCTACGACCTCGCCACCACCCACAACACGCGCAGTGACGTCGCCGAACTGTCCACCGGCTCCCCCTGCCTTCTCCTCCAGCCACTTCTTTCCGAGCGCATTTGCCAGCGTCGCGCCAGAGGAGATCCAGCCATCAGGAGCAAGAGAAGCGACGTTGCCGCTCATCCGGCCTACCGTCCTAAGCTGATCTCCGAAGCTGATCGAACGGGACTGCTTCTGCTTCTCGATCACCTTGTCCAGCAGCTGCATGTAAATCCCAACCTCGCCCCATGCATGGGTGGTGTCGTCCTTCACATCACGCCACCAGCGAGCAATCGAGGAAAGTGTCGCGTCGGCCTTGGTGGCAACATCGTCCAAGTGCTCGCCGTAGATGCGCACACCCTCGGCTGCAGCATCCTGTGCCCGCCCCTCATCCTCCAGAGCTGCGACACGCCGGAGCTGGGTGTCGGTGAGGAAGTGCTCCGTCTCGTTCAGCTTGAGCAGGGCCGCGACCGGAGATTTTGCGATCTCCTCGAACTTGGCGACGGTTTTGTCCACCCCGTCGCCCATGGATGACTGCATACGAGCGGATGCGCGCGTGACGATGTCGAACTGCTCACCAGCGAACCGGCCCGAATTGGCGACCGCCATGATGGCGTCCGCGGCGCCTCCGCGAGAAACCCCCTCAAGCGCATCCAGGTTTGCGATCAGCTCTTGGAAGTCGCCGGTCAGCGCGGCAGTGCTCGCGCCTGTGCGGATGAGAATACGGTCGAACTCGGCCTGCTGTTCCACTACGGTGTATCTGGCGTAGGCCAGCGCCCCCAGGGCACCCGCCGCGATGGTTGCCGGGTTGATCATGGCCGCGAGCTGCGCCCCGAGCGCCTGCGCCGCCGGAACGATTCCACCGAACATGTCCTTGAGCTGGCCACCCTGCTGCAGGAGGACCGTCATCGGACGCTGGCCGCCCTGCAGGGAGACGAAGATGTCGGTGATCTGAGCCGGCGTGCCGCGGAGCGCGGCGGCCTGCTGGGCGGCGCTGATGCCGTACTTGTTCAGTTCGGCGCTGGCCTTCTTTGCCGCGGCCTCGCCGGACGCCAGCTTCT